ACATTTAAAATAGGAGATAAATTTAAAATTGAAAGTATGTCATATACTCTTATGCTTTGTGATGCAAAAAATGGAGATGGAATAAAGGGGACAACTACTTATAAATATGGTGTGTTTGTGGTTGATCCAAAAGGGAATAATATCTTTACTGGATATGTTTATAATTTATATAAGATAACTAAAAAAGAGATTGATGATCTATTTATGTGTGAATGGACTCTCATTCTGTAAAGATTTAGAAACTTCTATCTTGTTTAAAAACAGGCGATTAACATCGTCTGTTTTTTTTGTATTTACAAGTTTAATATATTATGTTAAATTATAAGGTATAAAATAGAACAAAATTAAACACTTAAAAAGGATATCTTATCAAAAAATCTAAACTTACTAAAGCCGAAAAAATAAAGAAGGAGCAGCTCAGAGTTAGGGTTCATAAGAAAGAGTTGCTTGCTGCTCTTATTACGTGTCATGGTGTTGTATCAGATGCTTGTGCACAAGTAGGTATTACACGAACACAGTATTATGCATATTATAAGACAGATGCAAATTTTAAAGAAGCTGCTGATGATACTGAAAAAGCTGCGATAGATTTTACTAAAAGTAAATTGTTTAAAAATATAGAAGCTGAAAAGGAAGCTTCTATTTTCTTCCATCTTAAATGTAAAGGTGGGTTTATAGAGAAGCATTCAGTTGACATGACCCACATAGGCCTCCCCCAAAAAATGGTAATAGGAGGACAGGAGATTGACTTCAGTTAAATTTTATGAGAACTTTCCAGATCAGGAAACCTTTGCTAAAGTTGTTCTTGCGGCTTTACATAAGAACTATATCTTTGCTGGTGATATACGTAGCGGCAAGACGATTGTTTGTCTTGCTCTTTTGATTATCTTTTGTAAAGCATTCCCAGGATCGCGATGGGCAGTCGTCCGTCAGAATAGACCTAAGTTATTAAAGACGACATTGCCTACTTTTTTTAAATACTGTTGCCCTTCCAATTTTATTAAGGACTTCAACAAATCAGAGTTAATATTTACGGCTACAAATAACTCCCAGATTATGTTTTTATCTGAACAGTTTGAGCATGATTCAGAGCTTACGGCTTTTTGGGGACTGGAAGTGAATGGATTCTTTTTAAACCAAGGTGATGAACTGCAAAAAGAAATGTTTAATATGTCTGTTATGCGTAGGGGACAATGGAAGATTGATCCAATGCCTCCTGCATTTACATTAATAGATACTAACCCGACGGATAATTGGCTTAAGGAATACTATGATTTACACATGAGAAGCGAATTGCCAAAGGGCTGGTATTTTCAGTTAGCTGATCTGGAGAAGAATCCTTATATCTCGGAGGAATATAAAAAGGATTTGAAGGACACCTTACCCGAAGACTTGTATTTGAGATACTGCAAGAATAATTGGGATGTGGTTAATGCTATTATGCAGTTAGTATCATGGGAAGATATAAGAGCCTGCTTTGATATAAAGAAGGATGCTAATAAAAGAAAGTGCATGGGCGTTGATGTTGGACACGATGGACCAGATCCGAGTGTGTGGACTATAATGGAAGGTAGTAATGTTGTTCCCAGTAAAACGGTTAAGATACCAAAAACAAAAATACCAGAGGTGACAAGAAAAACAAAACAGCTAATGCTTGAGGAAAGGATAAGTCCAGAAGATGTATGTATTGATGCAATAGGCTTGGGTGCCGGTGTCTGTGATGAACTGGAAGAGGAAAAGTATTATGTAATAAAGTTTAAAGGTAGTAATGCTTGCGCACAAACATTAACAGGAACGAATTTTACTTTTAAGAATTTAAGAGCGTTTAGTAACTGGCTTGCAGCTGATGAGATACGACATCACAATATAGGAGGGTTTCAGGATAACAAACTAATCTCAGATGCCGGTTCAGTTAAGTATGAGATAAGAGGAAATGATATTCTTATTTTAAGTAAAGAGGAAATCAAAAAGAAATTAAAACGGTCACCTGATGATTGGGATTCGTTTACCTACGCTAATTGGGCAAGACTGTATGATATATTTCAACCTGTTCCGGGAATAGCTTTAGTATGAAACTCGTACAACGATATCCATATAGCAATCTCTACCATTTAAAAGGCAGACGGTTTAAAAGTATATTAGGCGGTGTGCCGAATGTTCCTTATGACAATCACGGAAACCTTGCTCCTTTGGATAATGAGGTTGTGATAACAACGAACCCGATTGCGGGTTATATTCTTAAGCGTGGTCCATTTTTGATAGGGTTCCATGATAGACAGAACAATAGATATGGAACGGCAATTAAACTAAGGACGGGGGAGACGTTAATTAAGAGAGGTATAGGTGACCCTACGTGTACGCCTACAATAATTGATGGCAGGACTCTTCAATGGAAGTATGCTAACGGAAGTTGGATAAGGGAATACGCAACGGAGAAGAAAGTAAAAGAGATTATATTCCAGAAATCAGGACAGGTAATAAAGTTCAGGTATACGGTTAATGGATTTACAATAAAGAAAGTAGGACAGCAGATTGAGTTTTATAAAGGGAACAGATTGGCTTTCGTATTGCAGCGTCCTTATTATTGTACAGTAGACGGGGATTTTATCTCTTATGTAAACGTCAGTTGGGTTAAGGTAGGTAATAATTGGAAAGTAACATACCCAGCACCGAGTAGTGATAAATATATTGATCCTGTTATTGTATTTGGAAAGGGTGCAGGAATGGTAGGGGGGGATCATAAAGATACTGTTTTGGTAACAAACAATGCAGCAAACTCTTTTGGGCAACTTGCAACATTACAAATAAGAAATTTTGGGATAGCTACTCTAACCTCTTTGATTCGTTTCTCATTAACAGGGTACATACCAACCAATGCGAGTGTTAATAGTTCTGACTTAACACTTACTTTAAATGCCCAAAATGGTGCGTTTCTCGTTGGGGCTTATCATATTATTTCTAATTGGGGGATTACCTCCGTTGATGCTGGCATATCTCAGGCTCCCGCAGTTCTACAACAAGCAACTTGGAATAGTCCGTTTGCTGTTGTGGGTCCAGATCCACTCTGGGCTGGAGGGGGCGTATGGTCAAACGCAGACCACAATGCAGCAGAAACCACCTGGACAATAGGGGGGGCAGACCCACCGGGGACTACATATAATATTTCTATTCCAATAATGACACAAGCATGGATAAATAATGATGCGATAAATTACGGGGTCGTACTTGAAGGAGTTAATAATATAAATCAATTTAATATTTATGATTCTTTAGATGCAATAGTCCCAGCAAACAGACTTATAGGTTGTATTGATGGAGCACAAGTTGTTTTGGCTTTTCACCCACCTATTCCAGCACAGACTTTCAATATGGCAGCAATGCCATTTTATGTAGGTTTGAGTGTAGTTTCTTTTGATGGTGCTATTGACGAAGTACGAGTGCATAATGGAAGTCTATCAGTAAATCAGAATAGAGGACAATATGATAATCAAGCTGGTGCTGATACTAACGCAACGATTACCTTTGGTGATGGTGGTATCATTCCTGAATCCACTCCACCTCCACCAGAGCCGGAAGTAGAGGGTGAATATAGAAAGATACTAAGACAATATAAAATATTTTGGAGATATTTCTTTTTACCTATTTTACAAAGGAGAAAACAATATGCCACCACCTATTAGATTTTTACCACCTCCGTATACTTATTTGGACAATATAGATGTAAGGGAAAGAGGATGGACGGTTCCAAATAATGTGGTTATTTGCGAAATAAGAGTAGTTGCCAGAAGTGCAACACAGGAATTTGATTTATGTGTTGGAACGGATGATCAAAGCGGCGATAAAATAATGAGAGGAAGAGGGGAAAATATTTGGAGAGTAATGATAACACATATTAGAATGTTTAAGACTACTCCGATAATAAGGGATAGGATTGAAGTTTACGGATACTATGCGGATCAAACTTATCAATTCATGGGTTAACGGAAGGTAATTATAATGGCTCGATTAGAGAAAGCAAAGACGCTTTTTAATAAACTCATGGAGCGTATTGGATATATTAAGGCTATTGACCTTAGTGCCCTGTTAGGTGGTATGATATTTAGTCAGCAACAAGGTATAACATCTACAGTATCCTATAATACACTTGTAGAGAATTATAAAAGCTGGGTATACACTTCTATTGAAAAAATAGCAAAGACAGTTGCCATGCTTCCTTTCCGATTATATGTTTACAAAAAAGAAGGTAAGCTATATAATGGTATGAACATAAAAAGCCAGATGCGTTATCTTGAAGGTCAATATGAAAAACGACAATTTCTCAAGCAACAACAAATAGAACGTGTACAAATAGACAATCATCCATTTTTAACTTTGTATAATAATCCTAATATATTGGATACAAGGTTTACACTTACTATGAATATTATGATAAGAATGGAGCTCGCTGGATTTTGTGGACTGTATATGCCTAAAAATAGTTTGGGTTTGCCAGGAGAATTGTGGGCATTGCCTTTGACTAATACAGCTACATTAAAAGCAATTCCAAGTAAGCAGAATGTTATTGATGGTTATATATATCAGGATGGAACTGTCAAAACAAAATTTGACTTGGATATATTATTGTATATGAAATATCCTAATCCAAGAAGTCCGTTTGAGGGAATGTCACCTTTAATGGCGCAACTCTATCCTTATGACATTGACCTTTACTTAATGCAACAGCAATACAGTTTACTCAAAAACAAAGCTTCTTTTGGGAATGTGTTTACAACTGAGGCACAACTTAAAAAAGAGCAAGTTAAAGATTTGGTATCACAAATATCTGAACAGTTTCAGGGTGCTTTACAGACAGGTAAAAGTATTGTGATGCATAGTGGATTAAAACAAGATAAGTCAATTACCCAGAGTGCAAAAGATATGATGTTAAAAGAGGTTGCTGAATTTGCCCGTGATAAGCTTATTAGTTCTTATGATTTATCTCCGGGGAAACTTGGCTTGGTAAAAGATGTAAACCGGAACTCTTTAACTATTTTGGATAAAACATTTATACAGGAGTGTATTAGACCAAAGACAATGATGTTGGAAGAGTATTTTGAAAAGTTTATACTACCTAAGTATGACGAAGCATTAACGTTGGATTTTATTCTTCCAGAAACAACGGACAGGAAGTTAGATTTACAGGAGAGAAAACAGAACCTTGAATTAGGTTATTCAACAATTAATGAGGAACGTAGTAAAGATGAAGGGAAGGAACATGTATCATGGGGTGATACACCTATTCTGCAATTTAATATGTCACCATTAGGAGAATCATCCACAGTGGGAGAAGGAGAGGAAAAACACTTTAAGAAACTGGATAGTAATTTTTGGACAAAAGAGCGCTTAACAAAAGAGTATGAAACATTTATTAAAAGAGTGGAGATACGGAAGAATATTTTAATACCGATAATGCTTAAACATTGGAAGCAGGAACTAAAAGGTGTTCTGGAAAGGTTGGAAAAATACGGTAAAAGTATACAGGGGCATATAGCAGGATGGGGTATACAAAAAAGAGGTCATTGGATTAAAGAGAACAAAGGCAAACTTGAAGATATAAATATTGATAAGGCAACACAAGCAGCAATATTGGAGGAGATAACAGCTCCCTCAGTTTCTATAATTTTACAAGACGCTGGTAATAATAGACTGGAATTGTTTGGAGTAAGTGAGCCTTTTGTTTTAACAGACCCAGCAACTGAAAAATGGTTAGCAAGTAGGTTAAAGAAATTTAGCAAGAGTGTTGAAGGAACAACTTTTGATGAGATACATAAAATATTAAGAGAGGGCTTTAGGGAAGGATTGCCTCTTAATGTTATCGCTGAAAACCTTAAAGAAAAGTTTGCTAATTGGGAAAAATGGAGAGCACAGGAAATAAGTAGGACAGAAACAATAGCAGCCTCAAATACAGGTGATTTACAAAGTGTAAAACAGGCAGGACTGGAAAAGAAGCTGAAAAAGTTTTGGCTTAATGAAGCGGATGCGAGGGATACACATCAGGCTGCAGGAGCGACTTATAATAGTGATGGAGCTATTAAGATTGATAAAGATTTTCATGTGGGTGCTGATAGTATGTCATCTCCTGGAAATGGAAGTCTTGCTGAAGAAAATGTAAATTGTCGTTGTACTTTAGGATATGTGGAGAAGTAAATGCCAAAGCCAAAGCCGAATGAAACTGAAAATCAATTCATGGAAAGATGTATTCCAATAGTGGAAGGTGAGGGAAAACCTCATGACCAAGCTGTTGCGATTTGTATTTCTCTTTGGGAAAATAAAAGTAAAGGAGATGGTATGGATTTAATCAAAAAGTTTTTTGAGTCAGAGATAAAAGCGTTTAATGATGAAACGCTTACAATTGAACATTTTATTTCTACCGAACAAGAAGATAGAAGCAAAGATATCGTTAGAGCTAATGGAATGGTGATGGATGGTATTCCTGTTGTATTAAAACAACATGGCTTTGATGTTGATACAGGGCACGAGCCTATTGCGAAACCTTTATCAATAACAGTTGGCACAAATGCTGAAGGGATAAAAGGTATTGTAGCAAAGACGCAATACTTTGATGGAAGTAAACTTACTCCTCCGGATAATACCGGAGAGCGTCTTTATCAAAAGGCAAAAGAAAGATTCATGCCTTATTTTAGTATTGGATTTTCTGCTATTGATGCTTCCCCTCGTCCTGGTGGTGGTGTTGAATTTAAGAAATGGAGACTTAATGAATATTCCCAGGTAGGCGTGCCGGATAATATTGGAGCGGAAGTTGTAAAGACAATGGAAGCTGAAGAGATTGAGGAACAGGCAAATGAACTTCTGGTTTACAAAGTAGAAAAAGGAAATCCGAATGAAGGTGGAACATGGAAGTATTGTGTTTGTAAAGCTTGCGGTCATAATGAAAAACACAATGCTGGTGAACCTTGTGGTAAATGTCCAGAGTGTGGGAAACAAATGCAGGGAAGTAATGAAAAAGTGAAGAAGCCTAAAGCAAAAACAACGGTAGAAATTGCAGAAGCTTTACAAATAATAGGAAAATATTTTGATGTTTCTGTTGAAGAATTGGAAAAAACCTTTGAACCTCCAGAAACTAAACTTAAATCAATTGCTGATAGAGTCGCTCAGGACTTACCATGGGAAGCCATGCGCACCCTTTGGTTTGGTATGTTGGATGAACTATATACCTGTGACGGAACTGAAAAGACTGTTAAGGCAATTTTAAAAGAACTTATGGAACTTATTACTCCATTTGCTGTTTCGTTTGCCCAGAACACTGGTGGAGCTGAAACCGTACAAGTCAAAAATTTAATAGAAAGTAAAAACTATATTAACGCTGAGGAATCACCTGTTGTCCCGGCACCAGACGTTCCTGTTAATAAAGATACATCTCCGGTCGTTATAAAATTATTACCAGAGCCCAAACCTTTAAAACTTCCTGATGGCTTAACAAAGGAAAATATTGCTGAGTCTATTAAGGGAGCAGTAAAGGATGGGGTTAAAAAATCCCTTGATGAAATGAGAGGGAAAGTCAACGTTTAATTATTAACTATTTACAAAGGAGATTTTTATTATGAAATGGTTTGATTTTATTATTGCGTCATTAACTATGTGCTTCAGGTTTTTTGATAATCCGCCTGCTACTCCAAAGGTTGACGATCCTCCTAAAAAGAAAGATGGAGAACTGGATTCAAAAGAAACCAATGTTCCGCCTTTAGAGTTAATGACCAAAAAGGATTTACAAGGTATGATTGCCGAAGTTGTGAAGACTTCAACAAAAGATGAAGTTGATAAGCTGAAAGCCGATATCTTAAAAGTAAACCGTGATAATATTTTCCCTAAACAAAATGGAGCTTTCGGTGAAGGTGAAGTTGAATCAATGGGCGGCAAAGGTAGTATTATTGATACTACTTACTTTAGTAAACGGTATCATCCCGGAACCGTAAAAGGTTACGGAAATAATCCATGGATGGCAGACGGTATTGCAATGGGACAACAGCTTGTAAATATTGGTGGTCCATTTAAACGCTTGTCTCCAGAAATGGAAACG